GAATTCATAGAAAATAAATATAAAAATCATATAATATTATTAGACAATGCTATTTTTCATAAATCAAAAGAAGTAAAAACAAAAATAGAGGATACTGAAAATAATTATTTATATTCAATTCGCTATAGACCAAATACAAATCCAATAGAAGGCTTTTTTAATCAATTAAAACATTATTTAAAATTAAGAAGTCCTCAAAATTATTTAGAAATAGTAAATGAAACAAATAACATAATTAAAAATGATATTAAAAAAGAACATTTAGAAAATTATTTTAATTATTTATTCTTAAGAGCAAATAATTTTTTAGAAAAAAATAAATAATTAAAGTGTCCCATTTTTTTGTAAATAGGTGTAATATTAAATTTTCTTAAATTATTTATTATTATTCTTAAATCAAAAGAAATGTTATGACCAATTATTCCATTTGTTTTTTCTAAATCTTCTATAAATTCTTTCATTACCCAATAAAAATCTATTCCATCTGTTCTTAATTTGTCTAATGTAATGTTATGAATTTTAGAAGATTTGACTGTTGGAATTCTATCTTTTATAAATCTATTTGCTTTTTTAATTATCTTATATCCATCCGATGGATTTACAACAAGCCATGCTAATTGAATAATATCTCCTACAAAATCTGTTGTTTCAGTATCTAAAACAATTAAATAATCCTTTAATTTTGTTATATCATAATTAAAATTAATAGTTTGATTTGGTTTTGGTTTTAGTATTTCAAGTGAATTATCCAATTGTGTTAATTTATTTGTTGTTATAATATAATTAAAATCTGGTTTGGGTCTAATTGATAATTGGTCCAATTGAATTTTTTCCTCAAAATATTCAACCAATTCTATAAAGTCATAATTCTTTGGAATATCCAAATAATATTCTTTTCCATCCATCAAATTAATAATTCCTATTTGACCAATCTCAATACTATTATAAATATCTAACATTCTAATTAGGCTATAATAAGTTAATAATTGAAGTTCCCATTCTAATTTAAATTCACTTTCAGAACATTTAAAATCAATTAGAGTCCATGTATTTTTAATACTATCCCAAACCACAATATCTAATTCACCTAAAATACCACAAGTTTTTTTTTGTTTATTTTTAAATTTATGGTCTAAAGAAATTTTACATTTGGGAAAATTTGTTTGGGATTGATTAGAATATTTTTTAACATAAAAATCAGCTCTTGATTTAATTGTGCTTGTGTTCAAATTTATATTGTCATTTGATGTAATATTTTTAATCCCCATGTAAAAATTTTTTTTTACCGATTGAAAAATATTTTTCCAAGCTAATCTAGTTCTATCTAATCTAAAATTTCTACATAAACTAATCCAATAAATATCCTCTTCTAAATCTAAACTATTTGTTTTGGATAAATCTTGAACTTTTTGATATGCTATTTTAATTCTATTGATAACATTTGGTGGAAATGTAAAATTTCGAATTATATTTTGTTCATGCATTTTTTTTATCATAAATTTTATTTTTTCATTATTTGTTTTAATTTTATCAAATTGTTTCAAATCAAAATTAATTTTATTTACCAAATCATCAGTAATTTTATTTTGTTCTAACTCATTAATTTGATTTGGGTTTATGGAGTTATCATCTTGATAAATAATAAATTCTGTGTCTGTATCAATAAAATCTAAACCTAATCCCACACAAATACCCCTAGTTATATATCTATCTGTAAATTCTCCAAAATCTGGTTCAAATGATCCTTTTTTAATTTCTTCAGACCAATCTAATTTTGAATCAAATATTGTTTTTACTTCTGGAGCCTCATTAATTATTAAATTTTTTTTCCTTAAAACATCATAATCATATGATTGGAGAGAACCGATTAATTCATTAACACCATAAGTTAGTTTAATTGTGGTTTCAGTATCTGTTGAATTAAATAATTCATCTCTTGTATATTTTGTATCTGTTTTATAATAACTTATTCCAATATGAGAACCAATTTCTCGTGCAAAAATACTTAATGGAATCTCACTAACAGACCCAATCATAAATAAATATTTTTTTGCTCTTGTTATTCCAACATAAAATAATCTTCTTTCTTCTTCAATATTTTTAATATTATTATTTAAATGTTCAGGAAAGTGTTGATGTGACATACCCAATATAAAAACAATACTAAATTCTAAACCCTTTGCCTTATGAATTGTAGTTAAGGCAATTTTTTCAGGGTCTATTAATTTTTTTGTATCATCTGAATTTTTATCTGTAATCAAAGCTACATGAGGAATAAGATGTTTTGTTAATTCAGTTTCCATACATTTTAGTGGATAAGTATTTCTTGATAATATTGCTATATCTCCATATGTAAAACCTAATTCTTTTAATTTGGAAATTTTTTTTATAATATATTCATACTTTAAAAAATCACTTCCACATACAACTAATTTTGGTTTTGGTTCCATATCAAGAACAAAATTAGAATTTTTTTCTGAATTAACAAATGGTTTCATTGTTTTTTCAACACGATTTGAATTCCATTCAATTGAATCATTTGCCATCGCAACTATTAATTTGGTTGAACGATAATTTGTAGTTAATTTGTATGTGTGTGAATTAGGTATTATTGTATCAAAGTTTACCATATAATAATTATTTGTTCCTCTAAATTGATAAATATTTTGACAATCATCACCAATTACAGTTAAAAATGAACCATTATCTACAAATATTTTTAAAATTTTAAATTGAATATCATTTACATCTTGAAACTCATCAAAAAATATATGAGTGAATTGGGTTGAAATTTCTTTCCCATATAATTTCATTATTTCTAATCCAATACTTGAATATTCTGATAATGATTTTACAGTTTTGAATAAATTTTTTTGGTTATTTGTATTAAAATTAGTTTCCCCATAAGCCCACATAAGTTTACAACAAAAAGCATCAATTGTATATATATTTAATTGAACTGGAAATCCAAATAAATCATCAATCCGATTTCGTATATTTTGTGCTGAATCTCTATTAAATGTTAAAATTAATATTCTATCTGGACACAAAAAGTTATCTAATAAATATTTAACCCTACATAAAATAGTTGTGGTTTTACCACTACCAGCTCCAGCAATAATTCTCTGATTTTGATTTGGTGTTGATATAACAATCAAATGTTGTTCCGAATCTAATTCAATTGAACCTGATTTAAAACAAATTGTTTTATTCGTTAAATTTAACTTGTTTTCCAAATAAAATCTTAAACCAGATATCACATTAATTAATTCTGATTTGGTAAATTTACTTGTTTCGCCTTTAACATAATTTCCTATTAATTTTATTTCTGAATACAATTTTGTTCTATCTAAATTTGTCAAGTCATTCGATATATTAATTGTATTTTTTATTATATCATATAAACTCATTAGATAATTAATCTTGTTATCTTTTTATATAATGTTATTTATTTTTACTGCATCTAATTCAATAATTTCATCTGGTTTAATTTTATTTAGTAAATGACTTTGAGTTTGAGATTGGGATTGGGATATATATAAATTTGAGTAAATAGGTTCAGTTTGTTTGAAGTGATAAATATCACAACGTTAGAAATCATTATGGGATATAATTTCTTATGTGTACTATAAGTTAACATTAAAATACTTGCGATTATATTTATTCCTACACTAAAATATGAAATATTCTTACCGCTTCTTTTTTTAATAATTGTGAATATTTGAGGAATTAAATTTAAACTTATAAAAAATGAACCAATATATCCAATTATATTTATAATTGTTTCATCCATAAATTTTATATATGTATAAATATTTATAATTCTAAAAATAAATATTTAATTAATAAAATTTTCTAAAATTTCTATTGATTGTGTAATTTGATTTGTTGTATTGTTAATTTCATTTATAAAATTTGAATTTGAAAAGTCTGAATAAATAATAGAATTTGGTTTAACACTGACTGAACCATCAATATTTGCTAAAAATATTTTACTTAATTCAATTTCATAAATATTTGTATTTCTCATTACTCCTTGACCTATATTAATTTTAATTAATATATTAAATTTAACGATATTATTATTACCTAAACCAACTCTTAAATTATAACTTGAATAATAATTAGAAACAGCCATATCAAATATTTTTTTACTTCCATCTAATAATTTTTGAATCTTACTTTTTGAATCTGGTAAAACTAAATCAGTTATTTTAGTTTGGTTATTTGTCATTGAACAAATTGCTAATATTTCTTTAAAATTAACTTCTAACATATTTAAACATTTTAATGTAAATCTAATATTATTTGTATTTGGATTTCCAAATTGAGAAATTATCATATTTACAAATAAATTACCTTCAATATAAATAATTGAATAATTTGATAATCCTGACCCAAACGCATTAGAAATATTTAAAATATAATTTCCTGAAATTAAGGTATTTGGAACTGTTGTTGAACCATTGTATTTAATTGAAACTGAATTAACTGAATCTGATAAGGATTCTACTAATCCAGATATACTAAAAGCGGATTGGTTTAAATTTAAAATATTTTTATATATTACAGATTGATCTAATGCTGTTATTGTTAAAATTTTTGGTGTTATAATTAAATTACCATTATTATATGTGATATTATAATTTGATAATCCTGAACCAGATGCATCAGATATGGTCAATTGATTTGAATAAGTTCCAACTTGAATATTTCCTGATACATCAATTGAATTATGATATTTTATTGAAACTGAATTAACTAAATCCATATTAGATAAAACTAAACCGTTTGTTGTAAAGGCATTTTGATTTAATTGAATTGAACTACCATATGTTGTTGTTTGGTTATTAGCATTAATTGTTAATTGTTTTTTATTTATAACCATATTCCCATACACATAATTATAACTTAAAATTTGATAATTTGATAATTTTGCTCCAGTAACATTAGATATGGATAAAGCTCCTTGATATGAACCAACAATAACTGAATTAGGAATTACTGATAAATTTGATAAATTATTTCCACTAAATATAATAGTTGCACTTGTTAAAATATCCCCATTTAATAAACCAGATGTTGTAAAAGCAGATTGAGAAACATTATAATTTGTTCCATATGTCGTTGATTGTTCTGATGCTGTTACAACTAATTCAGCCAAAGTATATTTGTTTATTGTTAAAATTCCAGTTGAATATGTGATTAAATAATTTGATAATCCAGAACCAATAGCATTCATCAAATCAAAATTTATTGTTAAAACAAAAATTTGATTTACTTATTGATTCAATTGAAAAATTATTATTAAAATTGTTTAATTCCAAAAATAAATAATAAAAAATTTGATTTTGCTACTTAATACAATATTTAATTATTTAATAAAAAATGTTTATAGGAATTAAAGACACATTAATTATTGATTGGAATTTTAATGATGAGTTAAATGGAAAAATAAATAAAGCAATAAAAACCAATTCAAAATTAATTTTTAGTGATTTTGAGTGGAAAGAAAAATATGAAGATATATATATAAATAAAAAAGGAATTTATAAAAATACTATTAAATTATACAAACATAACTTATATAATTATAGAGGAGCAAGATTTAATAAACAAATTGATAATAAATTACCTTTTAATGTTAAATATATTAGTTTGGGTCATTCATTTAATCAAACAGTTGATAATTTAGGGTCAGGGTTAGAAGAAATAATTTTTGGATATTCATTTAATCAACGTGTTGATAATTTACCTTTTACAATTAAATTATTAACTTTTGGATATTCATTTAATAAACCGGTTGACAATATACCAAACTCAATAATATATTTATCATTATCGTACTCATTTAATTGTAAATTAGACAATTTACCAATTGGATTAGAAACACTTTGTGTTGGAAAAAATTTTTCTCATAACATAAATTGTTTACCAAAAACATTAAAATATTTAGAAATAAAATCCAAATATTTTAATGATAAATATTATTTAACGCAAGTATTAAATATTTATAGATTACCAAAAAATTTAGAAATTATTGTTTTCAAATATAAAAATCATTTTAATGAAGAAACAAATGATAAATATAATTTAGATAACATTAAATATAAATTTGGAAAAAATAAAATTATTACGTACTAATTTTTTTATTTGTCAATTGAAGCATAACCTATTATGGCACATCCAATTCTTTCACCAGAATTTCCAGTTTTTTTACTATCGGGAGAATGACCAAGACCACAATCATCTTGGTCAGCATGAATTATTAATCCTCTTCCAATTATATTTGATTTTTCACCCCTTAATTTTATAAGTTTATCTGTGAATTGAAATTTAACATCTCCATTTGAATCAGCTTCTAAATTTCCTAAATCCCCAACATGTCTTTCCACACTATCTCTACCTCCATGAGATTTATTTGTAGGGTTAAAATGAGCACACATTGTTTTACATCCTTCTGACAAATCACCCGATTCATGAACATGAAAACCATGTATACTATTTGGAACAAATCCTTTTAAATTAACAGTAACTTGTACCAAATCATTTAAATCAAATATTTCTTCAAATGTCACACTACCGTTAATTTCTGAATTTGAAAAAAAAGCAATAGCTTTAATTGGAACTAAATCTTTACCTCCCTTAAAATTTTTTTGTGTATTTATATATTTTGATTTATATTTTAAATACTTTTTTTTATAATACGATTCCATTTTTATTAGTATTTATATAAATAATATATTTTTTTATAAAAAATTGATTATTCATATGAATATGTTTTTATTTATAATTAGTAACTGTTATAAAATTTATAAAATGAAATCAGACACAAATTTATTCCCATCTGTTATAGGTACATTATCCGCAGAAATATTGACTTTACCAATTTGTACAATAAAAACTGTTTATCAAAATAATCCAAGTCTAACTGTGTTAGATTGTATAGAATTGATAAAAAAAAATTCTGGATACAAAGGATTTATTCAAGCTTCGACTCCTGCTATTATAGGTCAAATAGTTTCAACCTCTACCAAATATACATTTTATTATTATTTGAAAAATCTTAGACAAACAGATTCTTCAGATTTATTTGCTAATTCATTAAATGGGATGGTTGGGGGTTTAGCGGGAAGTATATTTTCACATCCTCTTGATGTTTGGAAAAATTATTCTCAACGTAATCAAAATTTTCCTTGGACAAATTTCAAATCATATTATCAAGGATACTCTGCTTCTATTTATAAAAATTTAGTTTTGTATTCTTGTTTATTTCCAATTTATGATTATTATAAATTAAAATTTGATTCTATTTATATTAGTTCTATTTTAACAAGCTTGACAGTTAGTTTTATAATTCAACCATTTGATTATTATAAAACAATTAAAATGGCAGGGCTAAATCAAAATATTAAATTAACTAATTTATCAAGAGGATTTGGATTAATGCTAGCTAGATCAATACCACATTTTTTAATTACAATGGTTGTGACTGAAAAAATAAAAAAAATAATTTAATTATTTTTAATTTATTTTATAAATCCTATTTATAAAATAAATGAATACATTTAATTTAGATTCACAAGATTTTTATGTAATAGGAGCTCATGGATGCACTCCTCAAAGATTAGATCCAAGAGAAGAAAACGTTGAATATCCGTCTAATAGATTTTTTACTGTTCCTAATAATTTTTTAATAGTTTATCTTACTCCAAATGGTGTTCAATCTCAAGGAAGTAAAAATATTCCATTTATAAAAAATTTATACGATAGTAATAACGAACTTTTTAAATATATATTTAATCCTGCAAATTATGGCATTAATTTAGATAAATCGAATCCAGAAAGTTATAGACATCCTGATTTTTTTAAATCATTACCATTCTTTTCAAATTTTAATTATTTATGTAATTTTGAATTATATCCACCTGGAGTTCCATGTCCTTTTATACATTTAACTTTTTCTAGATCTTGTTCAGCTAGTTCAAGTTCAAGATGTTATTTTGAAGGAGTTACACCCTTAAATAATATTATAACTCCAAATTCATATGGAGAAGCTTTAAATTTTGTAAATAATTCTAATATTTATAATCCTGCTGAACATATATCTAGTTCAAATGGATTTGCTTACACAGATGAAATATTTAATATAATAACGGAACAATTTGGTATTACTGGTGGAGTTTTTTTTGTATCTTCTTGTAGAGCTGAATATTTTACTGTTCCAAATTATGAAGATAAAGTACTTGTAGATATACTTCCAGTTCCCAGAAATTGTGGTGATATTAGATATGATTTAGATTACATTAATCACTTAAAAACACAATATCCTCAATCAATTGGTTCACTAGATACAGTTAAAAGAAGATTAGAAGTTAGAGATATGCTTAAAAAACAAATTGATGAAATAATAAAAACAACATATATACAAAATACTTCATACTATAATATAGATTTTGCATATGCTTTTTATCAATATTTAAATATATTATCTGGAAATGTTAATTTATATATTAATTTTAGAAAAATTACAATAAATTGTAATTTACCAAATAATTCAAACAGAAGAAATTTATTTATGAAACTTGTTCAAGATAAATTTAACGAAATTAGAACAAAATTAATAAATAGACAAGAAGCAATCAATGAATGTAATAATTTAACTTTATATACTAAACTTGGATTTATACTTAAAATAGTTTATGCCTATATTTATACATATAATGATTTACCTAGTTGGGATATTTTTTTTGATTTTTGGAATTTTGTTAAAAATAGATTTATTGAAGACAAAAATCAAATGACTATGATTATAAATGAATATATTAATCCAAGATATAATTTTACTATTATGTCAGGTGGTGCCAATAAATCAAAACTTGATTACAAAACTAAATATTTAAAATACAAAACTAAATATTTGAATTTACAAAAAGACACTATAAATTAACAATTAATATATTCATAATATGTAGGAATATATGTGTCTATCAATTTAATTTTATCAGTAGCATATTTAGAATTTTTATGCCAACAATTAAACCAATATTCATCTTGGTTTATTTTTTCAATCAAGTCTTTATCCAATTCAAAATATAATTCTAATTGAAAATTTACTTCAATATCAGGTTCAATTAACCAAGTAAAATAATCAACTTTATCAAGAATTTTGTATATACTAAAATCAATTTTTATATATTGTTTGGAATAATCTAAATTTTTACAATCTCTATAGGATTTTATTTTATATGTGGTTTTAATTTCATCTAATATTTCATTATATTCAAATTCAAATGGATTTGTCATATTTTTTCATATTTATTTTTTATTTTACATTTACACCCTTGAAGATTTAAAATGGGACATTTTATAAATGAAAAATAAAATGATATTAAATATCATTTTATTTCGGGTATGGTAAAGAGGTTTAGACTTTACATTTTCAGTAGTGATAACTGCTGTTTTTTTAACCCAATTGTTAACCAAACTTAAACTAC